AGGGTGCTCTTCCGATCTGGAGAGACATTATAACTTTCCCATGGTAGTGCTGATGGCAAGTACCCATCTACTCTATTACCCATAGTTGCATCATTAGATCCAGTTGGTCCTAACCTCTTATAAAATAAACCAAATGCTTTTGTTGAGAATGCCATGTTTAATCTTTAATTACTACTGTATATATTTTGATTATTTTTAAAAGCTTGAATTGTTGATACTCCACCAAATGCAGAGTTATAATAAAAATACACTTTATCATCTTGACAAGTGTTTGATGGAATATCGCTTTTTAAATTTAAAACTACATCATCTAAGTAAGTAGTAAATTCTGATTGCTTGCCAGTGTAATCAAAGTAATCTATTTTAAAATCTATTGATTGTGATAATGTTGCTGCTACAGTAAACTCAGTTGGTAATGGTACTGCGTATTGTATTATATTTGGAGTAAATCCATTACCAACATATGGTTTTATGCTGACCTCACTTACATATGCACTTCCAGTTACCCCAGCTGTTTCTCCAATTACCTTAGATCTAATTACTGGTCTACCAAAACCAGATCCATCTGTTTCAAAATCAAATAGGACTTTACCGTAGTAGTTGCTATTTGATTTATTATTTTTTATTTTTCCTAAGTACTTACCAAATAATGTATAGGAGCCAACATATCTAGTCTTCTCTTTGTTTGTAGTCTTATTAAATGCTCGTGGCTGAGCTAATGGCACTTGTACATAGCTGTTTAGTGGATCACTTGCCATATAAACCTCCAGCTCAATATGCGGATCCAATAATACATTAAATCCTAATGTGTATATTTGATTTTGATTATAGTTTTGGTTATAGTTTGTTGTTAATAATGCCGACTGTGTGTATATTGCTGGAAGTGGTGTACTATTAATTAGAATGCTATTGTTAACTGATCCAGTTACAGTGTCAAATACTCCACGAGATTCACGTAAACTAGACCAATATTCGTTTAAAATGCTTTGTGTCACAAAATGACCTATTAATCTGTAATCAGAATCCTTTCTTGCATAATTCAATCCATTTCGAAATGCACTGTCTGTTAAATACTCAACAGGAACCACTACTTGATCATTTAATAGCTTATAATCTCCAGTAGCAGATCCCATCCTTGCTGCTGTTTTTATTCTATACACTTCACCACTTATAGGACTCATGTTACTAAATGTAAACTCTACATAAGACTGACTTACTACTGAGCTTGTTATAAAGCTGTATTCTGATGGAATGTATGTCAGGCTTCCAGAAAAGTTGCTTGCAAATTTATAAGTAAAGCTAGATAGCGTATCTCTTGACTTGTACTTTGTATCTTTAGTAATTACTTTAAGTGGCTTACTCAGTGTGGCTTGCTTGTCGTTTAATACATCAACAATAATTGCATTATACAATTCTAATTGGCTACTAATACTTCCAGACACACTTACTCCAGCTGGTAGAGCGGGTGATAAATTAGATGGTATACTAGCAGATGAGTAAAATTCAAAACTACTTCCTAAATGATCTTTTATGAAAAAGGGAAGTGAGCCAGTTACGTGGAGGATTGTGTTAAATCTTGTTGTATGATTAAGTGCAGTTCCGTGTTCAATGTCGTTAGTAGTTACTCTAATGGCAGTTGGTACAGTGTTTACAGTTGAGGGTTTTGATAATGGGTTTGCTCGTATTGAATATAATCTTGAATCTAGTATGTCTTCACTTGATGCAAAGTCTCTGTCATATCCTATAAAGTTTGCTGTTGCTATACTAAGCTGACTAATACCGCTTATTGAACTTGTATATGTATATGCGCTAGAACTTTTTTGAGCTGCCACTGTTGTTGGAGTTACAATTTGTGCTACAGAAACCTGTGGTGGTTCATTAAATATAAGCTCTGCTGAATTTCTCTCGTATGGTATTATACTGAAAGACTTTTTCCATCTTACGTTGTAGGTACCACTTTTACCTTTGCTTTCTGTTGTTATAGCTTCACCAACAAAATAAGCTGTTGCAACTCCTTGTGCAGTTGTATCATATACGTCAAAATATATATAGTAGTTATTAAAACGATCTATTAACTTTACTACTTCACAAAATATTCTCTGACCTTGAGCATCTATTATTTCCACATCTATTGATGTGTTTCTTCTCATGTTTAAACCATTTCCCTTAACTTTTATAATATGCCTTCCTCCTCCCACAACCATAGGAAAATAAACTACATTAAAGTATGATGGTGAGGTTTCTGTGGTATCTTCAATGAGATACTTGCCTTCTGAGTAGCCTCTTTTTAATGGTATTCTATGAGTTAATAGTAACGACATATACTATAAATAGATCTAGTTATGACTTATATAGCTAAAATCCTCCTTTCGATCAATGGTAATTATATTATCTACCATATCTCTTACTACATCTATATGTGAAATAACTAATGTAAATCTAAATAACTCTTTCATGTGTGTGAATAAAGTATGCATAGAGTTTAAATTGGTGCTGTCTAATACCCCTAAGCCTTCGTCTATTGCAATAAAGTCTGGTTTAGGTATATTTGTAATTTTAATTAAGGCAATGCGCAGGGCTAGTGAAGCCATAAACCTTTCCATTCCCGAACTTAATTCTAATGGCCATTTAGTATCGTCATATACAATAAAAGCATTAATGTTCTTACCATCAGTTTCCAACTCAATAGTAAAATCAATTACTTGATTTAATATATTGTTAACGTAATCCTGGATGTATGGTACAGCTTTGCTCATTAGTATGTAAGGTATGCCATCTTTGCAAATTGCTTTAATGTATAAGTCAAATGCAACTTGCTTGTCAGCAAGCTCTTGCATGTGTGCAATCACTTTATTACTTTCCAATATAACTTGCTCTGATACTTTTATCTTTCCATGGTAATCTTTAACAATATTACGCAGCTTTGATAATTCAATACGCTTAGTACTAATAGATGCATCTGTTATTTTTATATCTTTATATATATTTTTATTATTAACCAGTATATTAACATTATCCTTATATGTTGCTATATCAATTGCAATTCTATCAAGCTTATGATTCTCAATAGCCACTGTGCTTTTATAACGATCATATAAATTAGACTGCCTTTCAACTGTTGATTTTATTTCGCTATGGCTTTTTAATAATGCTTTTATGTTATCTGATTGCTCTTGTATAAACTTATTAGATTCAATAAAGTCTGTTACGGTTTTTAACTCTTGTAGAAAATCATGTACAGTTTGTTTATCGTTTTCTAATTGTGATTTAGTACTTATTGCATCTTTAACAAATACATTTGATGTGCAGTATTTGCAATTGGGATCATATTCATGTTCTTTAAGCTTGTCTAACTTTGATAACTTATTTGCAATTGTAAGCTTCAAGGTACCTAGCGTACTACTAAGCGATGTTTTTTCTTGAACTTTAGCTAGATAATCCTCATTTAATTTTATATCAAAAGTATCTTTGTGTTTTGTTAGTTCAATAAATAAATCAGACTCAGTTATCTGGAAGTCTTGCAAATCTAGTTGCGCCTTGGTTGTTATTTTTTCTAGTGATTCTATTTTATCTGCTGAGATTTTAAAATCTTTTTCTAGGTTATCAATATCTAATCCCTCTGCTGTGCATGGCTGTAATTGTTTGTTTAAATCAAGTAGCTTATTGTTTAAGGATTCTAATTCCTTTTCAACAACTTCCACATCCTCTTGTGCTTTTACATGCTTTATTTCATAAGCATCTTTAAGTCTTTCAGCATCACCTAACTTTGTTTCAAGATCTTGTTTTTGGTATTCTTCAAGTAATATTGTTGCTGTTCTGTTTTCTTTATTAGCTAGTTCATATAGTGTATCAAATATTTTAAGATCTAAAAAGTTTGCTAATAGGTCTTTTCTTTCTCCTTGAGTTTTATCAATAAAGTTAGAGTCATTTCCTTGTAGTGATAGTGCTGTTAATATGAAATCGTCAAAGGTTCCAACATACGATTGTATAATTTTATCGGTATCTCTTCTCTGCTCTCCATTTAAAGATATACATTCTCCTTCACTATTAATATACCAAAAGTCAATATCAACTCTGAGTTTACCAGCTAATGGGCCTTTTAAATATCTTGTTGCTTTTTTCTCAACAAAATAATCTAATCCCTCTAGTTCAAAATTAAACTTACACCAAAATCCATCTTTTTTTCTGTTTAATACTTGTTCAGCTTTATTTGCCCTAAAGGAATGATCAAACAAGCAAAAACATAATGCATCCAAGACAGCTGATTTTCCAGCGTGGTTTGGTGCAAATATACCACATGATCCATGTAAGATACTAAAATCTACTATGTTACCTTCACCATAACTAAACATGTTTTCAAACTCAAACTTTTTAGGTTTCCATACTATATTACGTGCAGTTTCACCTTGACTTATAGACTGATTTAATGTGGTATTTATTTTTAATACATCTTCTACTGAAGTCTCATCAATATTAAATTGCTGTAGGAAATCTGTTATTAGCTGATTTTGGTGCTGCACGTTTCTTATGTCTCCTTGATATAAAGATTCACTAAATAATTGTGCGCCTCCAGTTCCACTTACCTTATCTAGTTTTTGTACTATGACATCTTTATTTCTATAGATCTTATTTATACTAGCTAACACTCTTTTTAACTCTGCAGATGAGGTATTACGAGTTCGAATTCTTACACTTGTTTTGGATGTTATAGGTAAATTATCAGGCAGGACGCCATCTATTATATCTAATGTGTAGTATCCACAATCATTTGCTATGTCATGAAAACTATATTCTATTTTATTTGGATTAGTTAAATCTACTAAGGCATAGCCATGTCCATCAAACGATTCACCAAAGTTTTGCTGAACTAGTGATGATGGATAAAACATTATTGGCTTTTCAGCACTAAGTACTTGTCTTTTATGAATATCTCCTAGCAAGACCAAATCAAAACCAGCAAAGGTGTCCCATGCTAATCCGTGAGATAATACTAAACCACTATCCACAACACTATTTGCAATTGTACCATGATACATAGCCACAACTTGCTTATATTTGCTTGATGTTGGAATTTTATCTATTGTTATATATTCTTCCTTTGGTTCTAACAAAGACATTACACTAATTGCTATGTCACCAATTTCATATAAACCAGTGTTACGTAAGTAAAATAAGTTGGGGTGCTTATTAGCCTCTACAATTGGAGTTAATGCATCTAATCTATTATTATTGTTTAAATTAGTATCGTGGTTACCGCAAATTACAATAGTTGGTCTACGATCAGCTAACTCATTAAATAGATATGATACCATGTTTACAAGCTCTGGACTCATATCCGTTTTTGCATGCACTATATCACCACCCACAGTCACAATACTGTTTTTTGGCAGGTTGTCTACTACTGTGAAAAGCTTCTTAAATACGTCTTTAAACTCCTTATGCCGCTTCCAATTACGTAAATGGATGTCTGACACATGCAATATATGATCTATTTGAGTTAACTTACTTTTTATTTTATTTATCATAATGTCATTTTATATTTGACTAAGTCAAAAAAATCCATTTTCTTGGCCTTATCCATAGCTTCCATCATTGTACGATAACCAGCCTCACTAGGATCTTTTCCTGGAAGCTGTACTAATCTTACATCTATGTTATTATTTAAAAAATACTCTACTTCTTTTATACTGTCTTTAAATGCATCTTTGTCTAAGGCCAAATACAGTCTTTCAACACCCTCAGTTAATATTTTATTTCTCAAGGTACGTAAAATAATCTTACCAAACAACGGTATAGCATTTCTTTTAGTTGCAATTGCATCATATACACCCTCAACAATTGTAATTGGCTCTTTCCAATTTATCTGACTTTCAAATCCAATGATATCTTTGGATACTGGTGGATTCTTATGTGCAATGGTTGCATTATAATAACTACGTCCTACATAATAGTTAATCATGTTTGATTTATTAAAGCTTGGCACTATCAACATTCCAGCATATGGACCTTGTTCACAATATCCCACTTGATATCGTAAAATGTCCATTGGAGTGAGCTTTCTAGTATTAAGTGCATAGTGTAACGCATTTTTATAATCTGGTGTGTTTTGACTTATCCATAGTGGTTTATAATGCTCTGGTAAACCTACAAGATCTTTGCTGTTATACTCTCTTTTAGTTGTTACATCTCCATATATTTCTTTGATCTTACTATAAGATTGAGCTGGTGCATTGCTCTTTTTTAAAAGTGATTTTAAGGTTTGTCCTTTACTATTACAGACCCAACAATGCCATTTCTGCGTATGTAAATTTACTTGCAACTTTCTCTTATAGTGTGAGCAAAATGGACAAAAATAACTAATCTCACCTTCTTTTTGGTGATGTAAGCTGCTACCTAAGTGATTATCTAAAACGTATTTTACTTCAAGCAAATTTATAGTCATACGTATAATATACGACTTTTTTTTAGATTAACAAATCTTAATATTTACACCAACCAAGTGTCTGGAATTGTTTTGTCTGCGTATAGAAAACCATGCTTATTACACCAGTCAGCATATGTTGTTTTTGAACCTTTCCTAATCTTATTTCTAGAATTTTGGAATACAAAACGGATATCTAGTTCTGGGTGTTGTTCCTTTATCAATACATGTTTTTTACGATCTTCAGTTACAAATCTTCCCTTGGATTCAACAAAAATACCATTTGGTAATTTGAAATCTGGGGTGTATGTGTGGTTGGATTCTGGTATGCTATACTTGATTGTGTGTTCTTCGTACTGCCCATCAATGTTTTTTTGCTTTAGCTCTTCATTGATTTCCATTTCTAAACCCGAGCG